TGTGGCACCTCCTTATTCCGTCTCAAGCGTCAGACCGCTCAAGCTGTAGAGCTTCTGGCAGGTCATGCCGTCTTTGTATGCCACTACCTGGACCAGTTCGGCGTCTTTGTTGGTGATGTGGAAGATGCCGATGCCGTCAGAGTCAAGCTCCTGCGGTCCATGCGACACTTTGCCATTGATCAGCTCTGCAGTGATCTTGTCGGCGCCGGTCAGGGCTGCCTTGAAGACCAGGAAGTTGCCGGTGTTGATCTCGGGATCGCTGTCGAACCAGGTCCAGTTCTCGATGTATTTCAGCGTACCCGTGATGGCGTTGGCACCGAATTTAACGTCCGACTGTAAATCGCTGACGGTCTTGCCTGTGACAGACAGATCCGAGTCAGAGATGGTGTCGTTCACAGTCAGACCCGTCAAAAAGACACTTCCTTGACTTCCAGGTAAGTCGGGGTCAGGTTGCTGATGTCCAGACGCAGGAAGCTGTTGTTGTCCTTGGGCAGGCCGTTCGCATAAGCCACGGTCTTGTAGTATCTCTTATCCTCCAGGAACTTGTAATCGTCGGAGAACTGGATGCCACGCTTTCCACCGATGCCCAGGAAGTACTTCTTGCCCATACCAAGGATCGCTTCGCCCTGGGTCACAGCCACAGACTGGATGATCTGGGTGGGAACCGGCAGCACATCATTGACATACTTGCCATCCGGGGACAGGATCGTGGTGGCGGGCAGTACGATGCTGAAATAATCAAAAGGATTGACCACAAGGATCAGATCACGCACCGCACGGGGCTTGTTCTGCTCATTCTTCGCAAGCAGGGCAACAAGTGCGCCATAGCTTGCACGGTCGAAGCTGGTGACTTCCACAGCGCTCTTCTGGGGATATACGCCGCCAACGATGACAGCATCTGCTGCCACATAGCGATCCATGCCGATGGGCTGATCCTTACCAGTACCAGTCACGATGGCATTCTCAAAGCCGATGGCCAGTGCCTCGGACAGGCAGGTGCGGATGTAGCTGTCGAGCCAGTTGGCACCCAGCTCCAGCATGTCGATGCTGATGGGCATCCAAGTAGACAGCTTGTACTGTGTCAGGTCAACATTCTTGAATGCGCTGTCGATCTCGGTGGTGATAGCGCTCTCAAGTGCGCCCCAGGTCGCATACTCGCCGGCATCTGCATTGAGCAGAAGCTTGGAAGCGCCGGTCACGTTCATGGTGTCCACTGCTGCCAGAAGCGGGTGGCTCTGCTTCATGTCTTCCATGACCTGCTGGATGATCGTCACAGGGAAGGTCTTGTCAGCGTTGGTCAGTGCCATCATGGCATTGCCCTGGCCGGATGCCTTCACGGACTCGATCAGGTTCGAGTACCAGGTCTTCTCTTCACTGGTCAACTGACGCACGCCACGCTGTGCCAGGATTGCAGCATCTGCGCTGTCCTTCAGGCTCTTCGCCTCGTCCAGGATCTGATCATGGATGCACTGGAAAAGGTCCTGAAAACCAGCTTCAAAAGCTTCGGTGTTGCCCTCTTTCGCGGCGTTGCTGATCTTCTGCGCGATTTCGAGCTGTGTGATGTTCATAACATCTGCGTTCTTCATGTTTTACCTCCTTTTCGCCGTATTCCGGCATGTGTTGTTTTGTTGGCCTTATCGAAAACCGAAAAAGCCTTTATTTTCCACCAGCGCCGGGTCCGGCGTGGATGTGGTGGCTGTTTCTTCTTCTGCCTCGGGCACTTCCTCTTCGGCAGGATCCTCTGCAGTGTCTTCCTCTGCAGGTACTTCTTCCGTGGCTTCTGCTTCTTCAGCTTCTGCCAGGTACTGTGCCAGGTCGTCCTTCGTCACGAAGTAGTTGTGCAGGGCCTTGATCACGGCGTCTTCATAGCTTTCCACCTTGCCCGTCACAGCCTTGATGATGCTGTTCATGGCGTCGTTTTTGATGGCGGCATCCTCTTCGGCCTCTGCGATCTCGGTGGCGAAGCCCATCTCGACGGCATCCCTCGGTGTGATCCATGTCTCACTGTCCATCATGGCATCCAGCTGTGCGTCGGTAACATTGACGCCTGCTTCCCGGTATGCTTCCTTGGCTGCGTTGGTGATGATCCGAAGGTCATCTGCTGCCTTCTCGAAGTCGTCGGCATTGCCAGCTGCGATCATGCTGGCGTTGTGGATAAACAGCAGCGATGCTGCATTCATGACACGCCTCTGGCCTGCGCAGAAGATGACGCTTGCGGAGCTTGCCGCGAAGCCTTCGCAGATCGTGGTCACGTTGCGGCCCTTCAGCACGTTGTATATGCCCAGGCCTTCCTTCAGGTCGCCGCCGTTCGAGTTGATGTGCACGGTGATGGCCGTGCTCTCCGGCAGGTTCTTCACCTGTGTGGCCAGATCGTAGGCAACGACATCAGAGTCTTCCCACTTGTACGGGGTAATGTCGCCGAAGATGTAGATGTCAGCGGCACTCTGCTTTTCATCCAGCTTCATGCTGAAATAGGGCATTCTATTCTGTCCCATTGTCTTCTTCCTCCCTTCCCGGCTCTGCCGGTGTATCAGAACCGCTTACACCCACATTGAGGTCTTCCACGGTACTGTAGTTCTTTGTCATCCAGTGCTGATCAGCCCACGGCTCATCTATCGCTTCCAGTCCGAGCTTGCGCCTGATATCATTGATACAGAAGGCGCCCGATCCGATCAGCTTGTCGATGGGGTTGGCAACATCGAACAGGTCGATGTGCTTGATGCCGCTCCAGTTCGGTGCGATCTGCGTGCCGGCATAGACCAGGTCACGGCCGTAGAGCTTCCTGTTCAGCTCGTTCGTGATCATCTTAACGAGCGGGTTCACGGGGTTCTCCAGAAATGCCTTGTAGTCCGCATCGGTGATGTTCTTGCCGGTCACGATGGAAGTGGGCACGCCGATAGCCTGTGCCGTAAACTCCACAACATCATCCAGCAGGTTCTTGATATCCCTGGTGCCGGATGTGCTGGCCTTCTGACTACCGCTTCCGCTCTCGCTTTCCTGGAAGCTAAAGCCCTCAAACATCGGCAGCACAGCATTCTCACTGTTGAAGTATTTCTTAAATTTGTTGTTCACAAGGTCAGCATAGGTTTCGTCAAAGTCAGGCTTTGCTTCTTCCACCTCTGCGATGTTCAGCACGCCGTGGATGCCATTCCCGCGCAGGTAGCCCTTCGTTGCACTCTTCAGCAAGCGCTCTTCCATGCCGCTGATGGCGGTCAGGATACACTTGATGCTGTCGCCGCTGATCGAGAAGTGCAGCACCTCATCAGCCTTGAATGTCTTGGCAAAAGTGGTATCACCCACTGTCACGCCGGTGTAGGTGTTGCCGTCAATGCTCTTGTTGGTCGTGAAGCTGTCGGCCACATACCTGCTGCCGCGATATTCCACCACCAGCGCTTCCTGCTCCGTGTAGAGCTTGCCGGTCAGTGTCTGGAAAAACTCCTCCCTGGTCTGGTTCGGGTTCGGGTCGTAATTCCACAGCCAGTATTCCTTCGCCTTGACCTTCTTGCCCCTGCGGTAGGTTTCCCACTCGATGGCAGCCAGGGCAGATCCGATCTTGCGGACGATGGACCAGAAGGCCATGCGCTGGATGTAGAAGCTCATCGCTGTCTCCAGTGTTTCGACTTCGTCCGTAAACTCGCGCACGCTTACCTTGCCCGCTTCGTCCTTATTCTTGCCCCATAACCATTTGAAAATTCCTAATGCCATTTTCTTTGCCTCTTAATATGTGACCGTCGGCAGCCGCCGCCGTCCTCCCTCGCGCCGCTCGATGATCTTGTCCTCGATCGTCATGGCAGCAACCAGTGCCATGAAGGGATCCGTCTTGCGGCTTTTCGCTTCAATCTTGCCGTATACGTAGTTGCCGACATCCATGTCACCATTTGCGCCGAACTTCCTGCCGTATCGGATCAGCTTCGTGTTATTCGTGGCCCATCGCAGCTCCGGGGCATCGCCCCAGGTGAAGTAGTGATTTGCGAAGCAGCTGTCAATGACCGGGGCCACCTTCATGACATCCGACGGTCTGACCAGCTTCAGGTTCTTCTTGTCCTTCGGATCGAAGCCGATCTCGTTCAGTGCCCGTGCCAGCAGCGCATAGCGGAAGTCATCTATCGCCACCGCCCGGATGGAATACTGGCTGCGCATCGTGTAAAGGTACTCTGTCACGACCTCCGGGTGGATCTCCACATCGTCGATCAGTGTCAGCCGTCCGTTCTGTACCCATTCCTGCCACGGCGCCTTGATACGGGGCAAATCCTTACTCTCTGCACACATCCAGCTGTGGCTGATGTCATACCGTTTGTCACCCTGCTTGAAGTGCAGGCACACGCTCACCCAGTCGGTGATCTTTGAGAAGTCGATGCCTGCCACACAACACCACCCGGACAGATCCGGCAGCTCTTCCTTCGTCGCTTTTATGTTTTCATAGTCCGTGACCTGGATGTCACTCGATCCGTCCGGGATGTTCATCCTCTTGGTCATGAATGCCGGTAGCCTTGCAGGGCTTTTCTTCCATTCCCGGTATTCTTTCTCTATCTCCAGCCGCAGTGCCGGAAGGTAAGGCAGCGAAGGGTTCGCTTTTTCCCACATCTGCGGATCATCCACTTCTTCCTTCCCGTCAAGTCTGCAAATGAATGGAAGCAGGCCGTTGTCAGGATCCCCACCGAACAGGATCCCCTCGGATGTCTCAAGCAGGTCATCCAGTGGGCCTTCCCGCACATCACCGTTGGTGGTGAAGTAGGACCGCCTCGGGTGCGGATGTTTTCCGAGGCCAGTGGTGAACACGTTGATGTTGTTATAATTCTCATACTGGTGTATCTCGTTGAACACCACGATGCCGGAGCGCATCCCGTCCTTGCCCTTCGGGTTGTTCGTCCTGCCCCTGATCATGCTCTTGGTGCTCGTGCATTCCACCGATTCCTTCAGCCAGTGGAAATGCTTCTTCAGCCTTGCCTTGTCCTTCGGCTCTGCCGCATCAAAGGCCTCGACAATGTCCAGCACCGGCCGCAGGGCCTGCTCCTCGTTGTTGGCGCAGATGTCGATGTCATATCCCCGGATGCCGTTATATGGTGACGCCAGTGCCACCGATTCCAGCCCGATGGTGCCGTCCTTTCCCGCTCCCCGTCCCAACATGCAGAACAGGTCGGGCCATCGCGGCATCTTGCTGTCTGACCAGAACACACAATCGTGCAGGGTGATCACGAAGGCCTGCCAGGGGAAGACACGCTCGAAGGGGAAGTATTTCGCCATCCCGATGTAGTGGTCTGCTAATTCGCTGTCAATGTAGATATCTTCATGATCGAAGCACCACTTGATGTGCTCGATCAGTGCCTTGACCTCTTTGCTCGTTCGCAGCTCGCCAGACTCGACAAGGTCAATGAATGGCTTTAAATGCGGCCCTGGGTCAAAGGTCGATGTCCTCTTCATCTTCCTGCTTCGCCTTCGCCCCCATCACAGAGCCGGCAGCAAAGGTCTTTATGATCTTTATCAGCACAGACACGGTCTGGTTCGCGCTCTGGCTTGTCTTGTTGTATTCCATGATCGCGGGGTTCGCCACTGTACTCTCGCGCCCCCTGACGTATTCCTTCTCGATCAGCACCGGGGCATCCTCGATCTCTTCCCGGATGCGCTCCAACATGTGCAGTTGCATCTTGTACCGCTCAAAGGTAGTCGTGAAAAAGTAGTTCTGCTCGACAGCGCCTTCCTCTGCCATCCTGATCAGCTCCGCAGCGGCCGCATTCAGTGCCGACTCCTTCTTCTTCGCTGCGCTTGGTGCCTTCGGCTTCCTTGCCACGGGCTTCGCTGCCGGTTTGGCTGCAGATTTTTTCACGGCTGCCGGTTTTTTTGCCGTTTTTGTCATCTTTGCCACCTCTTCTCCCGTTTTCTTAAAATATTTTTTTTTTTACTCGAAAAAATCGAG